TAGGCATTCCATCAGCACCTGTAATTTCTTGCCTTTCTACATAACCCCTATTCTTTCCTTTGGTCTTTAAGTAAAAAATAGTTTCAGATGTTTTACCATCTCTTATATTTTCAAACAATTTACTTTCTACAAAATCTAAAGCAATGTTTTCAATATCCTTTACTTGCCTTGCAAAATCTTCATCATCTTTTATCCATTGATAAAATGTAGTTCTACCTACACCAACTATCTTACAAGCAGTTGTTACAACCCCTAAAGATTTTTCTAACGCTTCTATTATTGCTTTTTTATGGTGTTCGGTTCTGTTTTGGTTTTCTTTCATAATATCCATTTGTATATCCCTAATATATCAATACTTAAAAAAAATATATTAGCACTTACATAACTGTATTCTTTTTGTTTTATAAAATTTATAATATATATTAAATGTCCTATAAAAAATAATATATAACTGTACTCAAAATATTTAAACTTACCTGAAATTAAAATACCTGCTGATATTAAAAATATAGATGCTATCCAATCAAATATCTTTTTTATATGAATTTTTTGCATTATTATATGCTTTTCTCCTGCTTTTTTCATTTTTATTAAAAGTGTAACAATAACCATCATTACCTTTCTTATAAGCCATTTTACCGTTAATTTCTGTAAGATATATTTTTTTCATTTTCATTAAAATAAAACAAAGAACTAACAAACTTTGTTTTGGATTTATAAGTACTTTGAACTATACTTATATTAAATAAAGAACGTTTTAGTTTTTAATTAATTTTATTCTATAAAGTCATTACAAATAACTCCGTTTCTTTTTACCTTTAATGTTGGGTCTAATTTAATCATTCTTTTTATAATTACATCACAGTACGTTGGGTCTAATTCCATTCCGTAACATTTACGTTTTAATTGATGTGCTGCTACCATTGTAGAACCTGAACCAAGAAATATATCAAGTATAGGTTTATTATCTAAATAATCAATACACCACTCCATAACTTTTATTGGCTTCATAGTTGGATGTTGTTTTTTCTCACCTCCCCAATGGTGTGACAACATTCTACAATTTTTTCCAATATTACTCCAAGCTAACTCAAATTCAGAAAAACTCAATCCATCATTTTTTTTATGCCAACACATCCAATCATTATTAATTGGTAATTTGTCTGCAAAATAATTACCACCCCAAATAATGGCTTTATCAACTAAACCTAACACATAATAAAAATTAGGAACTTCAATATCCCAATCTCCTCCTCTATGAAACTTCTTTTTACCACTACCAAGAGTTTGTTTATTTGCATTTATACCATAAGGAGGGTCTGTCAATAAATTAACATCACATTTATTAATTAATTTTTCAACCTTATTTACATCCGTACTATCTCCACAAAGTAACCTATGCTCTCCTATCTCGTATAAATCCCCTAAAACAGTTTTAGGTTGTTCAGGTGGTGCTTCATCAAAATCATCTTCTTTAGCTTCTAAAACTTCTTCTTCTTCAAATGGCATAAACTCTAAACCCCAATCTTCCAACTGTTGTGTATTCCATTCATTACCTAATACATCCCAATCCCATTCTCCAAAGCCTACATTGTCTTTTACTATAAATTCTCTTTGTTGTTTCTCTGTTAGGTCATCAGCTTTTAAAACCCATACTTCTTTTAGTCCTGCTTCCTTACACGCTTTTAAACGCATATTCCCACCAAGTACAACCATATCGCTATTTACTACAATAGGTCTTAACTTTAGCATTTGCGGAAACTCTTTAATTGATTTTACAAGTTTTTTAAATTTATAATCCTTTATAAATCTTGGATTGTTTTCATTGGGTTTAACCTCTTGAATGTTTATTAGTTGCATATTAGTATATAGTTATTTATTAATTATTTTAATCTAATTTAAGGAAGTCAGCAGATTCGTGTTTCATAAACCATTCTTGGTTGTCTATGTATTTATCTATTATTGCATCAATCATTACAAGTTCATCTATATCTGAATTCTTTATCTTGTCCATTAACGTAGTAATCTTTCTTAATACGTTTGTTGTCATTTCTTGGTTGTTTAAGTAAACAGTATTATAATCATCTTGTACATACCCCTCCAACATATTTAGAAACTTGTTACCTTGATTCTTTATGTTCTGCCTGTATTTATTAGTCCCTTGTAAATCTTCTATCGCTTCAATAGTTAACTGTCCTAATAATACTACTTTTAAATAATCTAATTGCTTATCGTTTTTCATCTTAATATCTTAATTTTCTACTTCTTATTGATTGTACATCTTTTTTTGCTGAATCTATCCAACCTGTAATTGGGTTTAATTTATGATTGTTTATATTCTTTATTACAAACTTATATTGCTTGTCTTTAAACTCTCTTAATGCTTCATCTATCATACAAACTGCTTCTCTTTTTTAATTGTTTCCTCTACTCTATTTAAACATCTTCCAATAGTATTAAACTGCAATTCGTTTCTTCTACTTACTAATTTCTTTTGTTCTTCTGTTAAGTTATTTAAATCATTGTAAACATCTTCTAACTTTGGCAGCATTCTTAACACTTCTGTTTTTTGTTCTAATTGCTCTGATAGTTGTTTTGTTTTTTCTTGTAAGTAAGCTATCGTATCTCTTGGCATTTCTTTTACCAAACCAAAGTGCTTTAACGCTTCTGCAATAACTTCTTTATCTAAATAGTTAGAAACATTTTTAACTGAATGTATTACTGTTGCGTGGTTTTTATTTAAATAGTTTCCTATGCATTGGTAGGTAAAGTTTGTTTTCTTTCTTACAATTAAAGAGAATAACGCTCTACCATCTGAATACTCTGTTTTTCTTGTATTTTCTTTTATATCAATTCCATAAACACTATTGACATAATTATAAATCTCATCTAAAATTCCCATCTTAATCTGTTCTTAATTTTAATAAATTGTAGCACTCTATGTACCTTTGTTTTGCTTTTCCTTTATATACTTCTTTAAATAAAGAATACATCTTCTTTGTGTATTGGTAATGACTATTGCAATCAGCTAAATACTTTTCTGCAAACTTCTTACCCTTACCTTTAAAATAGTTTACATTGTCAGCAGTATCTCCTATAATCATTTGCTCATATAAATTATACAATGCCTCTTCTTCTGTAATATCATAAACCACTTTGTGTTTGTAATGGTAGTTGTACATCAAGCAAGGAAACTGTTTGTAATCCTTATCTATTGATACAATCATTACCTCATCTCTACCAAACTGTTTTGATAAATCATACCAATACCTTGCAACCATATCATCTGTTTCAATACCATAGCCATAAATAGAATTGTGTTTCTCTTTAACGTATTCGTGTACCTTATTTAATAATGGTGGTTTCTGTTGGTTAGTTCTATTGGCTTTGTATTTCTTTGTCATTAGTTTTCTAAAGTTACCTAAAGAACCACTAAATATAAGAACCTTATCAACCTCGTAATGTTCCTCAAGGTCATTTACGATACCCATTAACTGCTCATCAAATTTATCTGTTGCATCAGATAATTGCTCATAGTATGGACTATCATCAGGAGTTAACCTTTTCCTATAACAACTTGCAAAAATCAAGCTATCTGCATCTACAAGTAAAATCATAACATTGATGCTTTATGGCAGTCCCAACTACAATATCCGTATTCTCTTTCTATTGGTGTACCACATTCAAGGCAATCAAATTGCTTGTCATCCTTACTTAAATGTTCATCTAATTCGTTGTCAAATCTTTCCATATCTATTTGCTTTGTCTTAATAATTCTATTTCTCTGTTCAAGTAATCCTGTGCTTTCAACAGGTCTTGTAACTCATCTTTCTTTTTACCTGCTCGTATAACATACTTAATGATGTTACCTCTACAAAAGTTTATGTTATAATCATTAATTACATCAATTACATCGTAGCTATTCCCATTGTCGTAGTGTGGTTGTGTGCTTCTCATTATACGCTAAATATTAAAGTTGATACTGTTCTCGTTACAAAGTAACCTAAAATAATCACTAATGATATCAAACAAATCTTTTCTGTTTGTTTACCTATTCTTGCTGCTTTACTTAAATTTTTCATTTGTCTTTGTTTTTTAGTTAATATCCTAATTCTAATCTACCTTGAAGATTGTAAGCATATCTACTATATTTATACCCCTTGCTCACTATCTCTTTTGTTTCATTATTGTAGACATAAAATAGTCCGTTTTTGTCTTCGTGGTTTTCAATTATTACTTCGTACGTTTCCATTTGT